GTTGTAGTATCCCATGTAAATCTGGACCTGGGCGTAGTAGATAGGCTTGCTTTCCTTGATGCCCTTGTTGACGACGTCCTTGAAGGACGACACGCCCAGGGCCTTGTTCTCCCAGAGCATCGGGTACTTGAGGCCGGGGATTTCGGGTCCGCCCTGGACGACTCCGTCAAGGTGGCCCTTGAACTTCCCCTCCAGGTCGGAGATGCCGATCTGGCGACCGTCGGGCGTGTGGGTCTGGAGTTCGAAGCCGGCGATGCGAAGATAGTCGGCTACGCGGGCCTCACCGTCGTGGCCCATGTCGAACATACGCAGGGTGGTGCCTTTGAATTCGGCACCAGGGTCCTTCTCCGTCATATGATACTCGTAGGCAAGCTTGCGCGAACAACCGTCCCCGATGCGGGACGCGCCGAGGTACTTTCGTTTCGGCTGCTCGTTATTTTTTGCCTGCATGGCCTTGTCGATGAGTTCGACGACGGCATCGTGCGTAGGGTTCTTGATCTCGGGTTTGAATTTCATCAGATGGAAAGGACTCTGGCTTTTATGGCTCGTTCGCGGAACTTCCAAGTCAGAAGACAGGAAGCCTTGTACTTTGTGAGGCTCATCGCGGAGAGGGGGGTCAGCCCCAGGATCTCCAATTGCTTGGAGGACGGGGGTTCGTGGAGCCAACGCTTGGACTTTCGGGCAGCGTCGCGGTCACCGTGTTCGCGAAGGAAGTCGTCAGCGGAGGCGATAGCCTGGAGGCGGTCGGTCGTGACGCCGATCAGCTTGACGTAGGCGGTGCTGTCCAGCCCGCCGACGACCCATTCCTTGTCGTCGTGGCGCACGACCACGGCCCAGGCGGACATCGCGTTAGCCATCGTGACCATGCCGTCCCAGAAGACCTCCCAGCGGAAGGGGGACATTTCGAAGATCTCGACCTCGGTGAGGGTGAAGTTGACCAGGTCCTCCCGGTCTTCGGATGCTTCCTTGATGCGTCGCTCGACGGCGTCAAAGATATGCTCGCAGGCAGGGCATACCTGGAGTTGCGCCGGCACGTCCATCCCGCAGGAGGGGCACACCTTGATGAGCGGTTCGCCATCCTCCACGGGCTGGAGCTTCACCTCGGTCTCGATGCCTCCGTGAGTAAGCAGTGAATAACCGAAGTCCATCACGATGCAGTCGGTCTTGATGACGCCGGGGTGCTTTTCGGGGTCAACCTTGCGGAGGCCGCGACCGATCATCTGAATCATCGTGGACTTGAAGGAACATGGCCGCAGCAGGACGACGCAGGATACGGTCTGGCAGTCCCACCCCTCGGTGAGGACAGCCACGTTGATAAGCACCTGGAAGTGGTCGTGTTCGAACCCGTGCAAAACCTTGCGTCGGGCGTGATCAGAAAGATTTCCGTGGACGATGTCGGCCTTGACGCCCGATTCCTTGAAGGACTCGGTGACGTGTTCGGCGTGTTCGACGGTGGAGCAGAAGAGGACTGTCTTGCGGGCGCCGGCCTTGGCCTTCCATTCTTCGATGACGCGCTCGGTGACGGCGGACTTGTCCATGATCGAGGCCACGGCGTCCATGTCGAAGTCGGCGATGGTACGGCGGACGGAGGCAAGCTCCTGGCGGAGACCGCAATCGATGACGAAGACGCGAGGGCGGACCAGATTGCCGGCCTCGATGAGTTCCTTGACGGTAATGACGTCGGAGACGTTGGAGAAGACCTCCTTGAGGGCCTTTTTGTCCCCGCGTTGCGGGGTGGCGGTGACACCCAGAACCTTAAGGTCTGGGTTTAACTCCCTGGCACGATCCAAGATGACGCGGTATGAGTTGGCGGCTACGTGGTGGGCCTCGTCGATGACGATGAGGTCCATTTTGGGCATCGTCTCCAGGTTGTCTGGGCGCGAGAGGGTCTGGACCATCGCGAAAGTGGCTCCATCGGACCAACGCTTGCGGTCGGCAGCGTAGACGTCGGACGGAGTTTCGGGGGCTACCCGTTTGAAGGTGGCCCGATTCTGGGCTACCAGTTCGTCGCGATGCTGGATGACAAGGACCCGCATCCCGGGCTTCTTGCTCATCAGTTGGTGGATCGCGGAAGAAAGCATGACCGTCTTGCCGGCCCCAGTGGGGGCTACGCCAAGGGTCTCTCCGCATTCGGCGATGGCCCAAAGGGCCTTTCGCACGAACTCCTGCTGTCGAGGGCGGAGCTTCATAGGTAAAGAGGGGGTGCGGGAGGAGAGGTGACCCCAACAGTCACTTCACTCCTGCGTGAATTATAAGCGGAGTGGGCCAGACCGACGGCTGGTTTATCGCTTTTCACTCGCACCTTGGTGTTTTAAAGAGAACAGGCTTACCGGACCTTTTCAGATATTACAGCGTAGATGAATAATACGCCAGCAATATCTGGGCTGGGGGTCCGGTAAGCCTGCGAGGGGTTAGAACGGGCCGTTAGCGGAGGGAGCCTTGGGCCACGCCGGCTTCTGGATCGAAGCGGTGGTGCTGGTCGGCTTGACGCTGAAGGCGTTACCGCGAGCGGTATCGATGGCGGTCTGGCCTCCGATAAGCTTCTGGTAATCCTTGTAGCCGCCGGACGCCGGGTTCGGGGAGAGCCATTCGCCGACCTTGTTCTTGTCAGAATAGGCCGGGTCCTTGGACTCCTCGATCTTGACCTTGATGGCGACGCGCTGGCCGTCCATGCCGTTCATGATTTCGAGCGTAGGCTTGCCTTCGAAGGCATTGTACGACTCGGGCTTGGCGGGCGTGAACCAGCCGCTCGATTCGAAGATGCGGGCGACGGACGTGATGCCCATCTTGCGCCACTTCTCGCTGTTGCGGTCGTCCTGGATGTCCGGGATCATGTCGAAGACCTTGCGGCCTTCGTGGTCACCGCCGACGAGGGTCAGCGTCACGGGGTAGTACGTACCGCCGGTGGAGCCGGACTGGCGCGCGGCCTGGACCGTGAGGATGGCCCAGGTGATGGTGCCGTTGGGGATGAGTTCCGGTGCCGAACTGGCTCCGGAGGTGGGGGAGAACATGCTCATGTTTTCTGGGTTTTTGGGTGGGTGAAAATTACTTCTTCTCGGGCATCGCGGTGACGACGTTGGTGTCGGTGCGTCGGCCCTCGCGGATCTTCTTCATCAGAGCCTTGAGGTCCGGAGCTTCCAGCACGTCGAGGCGACCGGAGCGGTCCTTGGCGGGGTAACCCCAGGGGTTCTGCTGCTGACAGCACAAGCCACGGTACATGGCGCCGTCCTCGGCCTTGAAGTTCTGGAGAGTGATGACTTGGTCGAAGATACCCGGGAGTTCGCGACCGGTAGCGGCGCCTTCGACCTGGGGGGACCACGTGACCCGCTTCAGATCGTCTTCCTCGCGGTTAAGGATGCCGACCATGATGACGGACTTGCTGCAGTGCTGGAGATGGGTGGTCCAGCGCATCATTTCCTTCTTGAGGATACCGTAGGCACCACGGGTGTCGGGCTTGCCGGTCTTTTCAGAGACGGCTTCGGGCTGCTTTTCGGCCCACTTGAAGCACTCGCGGGAGGCGACGGTGATGGAGTCCACGAAGATCGTCTCGTACTTCTTGAGGTCGATGTCCTTGAACGCCTCCTGCACGGCGTCGTAGTTGGGCTTGGAGTAGGATCCGACGGAATCGCTCGGGTCGTGACCGCCGATGTAGAGGGCGAGCGCGCGGGCGATTTCCCACGGGTAGCGACCGTACTCCTGGGCAGCGGCACGGACGTCGATGACGTCACCGGGCCAGTCCTGGATGGCGAGGGTGCCGGCCTCCAGGTCCACGAACAGGGTCGTGGCCGGGTCGAGGGTGCGGGCGAGCGTCGTCTTGCCCACTCCGGACGGGCCGAAGATGAGCATGTTGACTTTTGGTGCGGCCTTGAGGCGGTCGCTGGCCTTGATGATTTTCATGCGGTTTTTGGGTTGGGAGATTAGGCGGAGAAGACGATCTTGGGTTCCGAGTACTTGACGGTACGGGCCTCGATGAGTTGATCGACGAGCTTCTGGTCGGTGATGGCCTTGAAGGTCTTCTCCGGGACGGAGAACTCGATCTTAAAGGTGCTACGCATCTGCTCGTAGGGCAGTTGCATCGCGATGCGCTCCAGGGCGGAGGAGTCCCACTTGACGGTGGACTTGATTTCGCCGGTGAACTTAAAGCCTTCGTGTTCGAACGTGTGCTGGCCGGACTGCTTGTCCTGCTTGGACAGGGCCTCGGTCAAGACGGGTTCGAAGCGACGACGGATTTCGTCGTTGAGTTCGCCAAGCTTGGACTTGGATCCCTCGATGTTGGTTTCGTGCATCGAGATGTAACCCTGGATTTCTCCGAGGGACATTTCGGTGACGGGACGGGGTCCCTCAGTGAGGGACGACTTTGCTTTTTTGGTTTTCATGTCGGTGGGTGGAAAGGGTTTCGCCGGCGTTGGGAGCCGAGCGGACCACGTAGTCGTTGAGATTGATAGGGTGCTTCTCGTAAGAGGCAAGTTCAAGAAGCTCCATGATACGGGAGTACGGGATGCTTTTGCGCTCACCCCACTTCTCGATCGTCTTGACCGAGAGCTTGTAGCCCCTGGCATTCATCCGCCGCCAAAGCTCGATACGTCCGCCGAAGCGGGCGATGAGTTTTTTGATGTCGAGGTTTTGCGTCTTCACGGCGTTGGGTCCGATGGGAGAGACGTTGATCTACATACTGTAGGCGGTCAACACGCAAAACCAGATACCTACAAATAGTCGCAAGTCGCTGTATTTCAGCGTTTTACTGCCTTCTTTTTCTTAGAAAACACCGCTTTCTGCTGCTGAACCTGGGGCTTTTTTAGGGTGATCCGGTAGACCATAGCCAGGGTTATCATCGCCACGCACACGGTGAAGACGACGAGCGCACCTTCTGTGTCCTTGAATCCGTGCTGTGCCGCGTCGAGTTGTTGCTCCGCTTTCTTTGAGTCACTCTTGATCGTGCCCTCTGTGATGATGAAGGCCATCGCCATCGGGTCTGTAAGTGCTTCCCGGATACTGCCCATGATGAACCACAGTCTGATGCAGATCATATCGGCCACGACGAGCGTACCGATGAGCGCCATCTCTAGCACGTGGACCGGCTTACTTTCTTTTGCGTCCACGTGTGCCTCCCTTCTTTGCTTTCGATACTTCCACATTTGTCTTCGCTTTAACCCAAGCAATGGCTGCATCGACGATGTGCGTGGCAGCAGCACCAGCAACGCCCAGGCTTGCGGTCTTGAGGCCCTGGGACATATCCACTTCCCGGAGTCCCTGGTCAACGAGCCACGCTACGATGCCGGCTGCGAATACGTGCCGAGCGGCCTTACCCCACGTCATCGTATCATCGTTTGAAAGCAGTATCTTCGCGACCATTCCCGCCATGCCAATAAGCGACGCCGTGAATCCGCCTTGCTTGAGCTGATCGACGACAGACGTTCCTGCCTGCACTTCATCCGGTGGCTTCATCGGCGTCTGTATCCCATCTTCCAGAGTGATTCGGCTACGATGGTCGCCGTTGTAGCCACATTCTTTTCAGCCATGTATGGACAGGCGACGTGTAGAAATTCGTGAATTGCAGAATCCAACATTTCAGATTCCGGCTGCCGAGGATCTAAACTTACCTCGCCAGTAGCTTTGTCAGCCTGTCCGAAGTCCGTGCTGTTGGAGTTTGTGGGCGGATGTTCGCCCAGTTGCTTAAACTCCACCTTGATCTTTGGTCTTGGTTTCATTGGCTTTGTCACGGACGTAATCCCACAGCAGGTACAGCATCAGTCCGCAACCGGCGGCTAGGGAACCACCGGCGATATAATTAAAATACGGACTATCCACCACGAAGGGGAATGCCCCGATTGCACCCCCGCACAGAAGCAATGGGATGCCGGTGCGTGGACCTACCAGGGCAGTCACCACCCCACCGAGAACTGCCAATGCAACGCCCGCCATAGTCCAGATGTCCTTCTTACCTTGCTCAATCTTCTCGGTCAGTTCGGCGATCTTCTTGTCCTTTAGGTCAGAGACTCGCTTTGCTTCAGCCTGGTCGGCTTCTAGCTTCTCCCAAGCCTTGTTTACCGCCGTAGCCAACTGGCGACCGAAGGCCATCTGCTTGGCGTAGTCCACGTCGCTACCCTTGGCCGCGCGAGCGATTGCGAATTCGACGTCCGAAGGCGGGACAGGGGGGAGGTATGACTGGGCTAGGCGAGACTCCGCTACCACTACCTTCGGCTTGTCCGCATTCCGTTCAATTGCGACCAGGGCAGCACCGACGCGATGATCGGTCTTATCCAGGTCCTTGCCCAGGGTGGCGACGTTGTCCGGCTTTGTCGGAGCAGGGGGCTGGACAGGGATTACTTCCGGCTTGGATGAGCATCCAGCCAGCGCGAGTAGTACGACTGGCAGGAGGTACCGCACTTACTCCTTGTCGGACTTGAAGATTTCAGCGATTTCCTTGGCCTTGGCGACCTTGGAGGAGTTGGCATTTTTCACGCCGGCGGCAAAGCCGCAGGCCAGACCGATAGCGAGACAGATGAGGGCGAGGATCATAGCCCCTTTATTATCAACAGGACTTGGCTTTGGTCAACCGTTTCAGCCACCGGTAGACCTTGCCTATCTGCTCGAAACTAGCGTCGTGCTTGATCGTGTTAGCCATACGGCTGATAACGACCACGTTTCCAGGCACATATCCTTGCTTTGGGTCAATCCGGTCCAGGCTTGGGGCATGCTGGTGAGGGATGTGGTCCTTGCCTGTCTTATACAACACGCC